GTGTATTAGGTGTGTTGAAAATAACAATAAAAAAATCATACCTTACATTTATAGATATGGAACAACAGACAAAAATAATCACGCTGGCTTCATTCGTAGAAGATGATAAAATAGAAGGTTTTAGTGATTATATAAACAAAAGGTTTAAAATACCTAAAGATAGGTTATTTATATATACCTCACCACAAGAAGAAGGTAAAAAAATTTTAACATTTAGATTATATTTAAGAGATGGAAAAAAAATTAATACACAATCATTTTTCCCAACCACTATAATAACACATAAAAAAGGGGAATGTTTTTATACTATTAATGCACTTAATAAATTAATTGAAAATAAAAGTAATAGCGAAACTGGTAATATAAATCATAAAGACTATAAGATAGATTGGGACGAGTATCAAAACAAAATGTTGATAACTAAAAAAAATGAATTAACTATTATAGATATTAAACGTAATTTTTCTTAAAATTCTTATATTTATAATAAAAGACTTTAATATGGATAATAATAAAGACACAAAAAAAACTAAAAATTTAGAAGATTCACTTAACGAATTTCTTAATATGAATGAAGAAAAAGAATGTGAGGGTGAAGAATGTTTAATTAATGATGGTAAAGAAATTGTTGAGAGAGTTAATAAAGTTTATAAAACTACAGACGGAAGACAATTATTAATATAAAAAAAATGGATAAGAAAAATTTAATATCGGAAGAGTTAAAAAGACATATGGAACTATTAGAATATACGTTCTATATGGAAGATAAGGTTAGTAGTGATGATACCGAAGATCTTTTATTAGGTGCTAAAAAACTTTATGAACAAGATCCAATTCCTGACGCTGAAGAAGGCACTACTGATGATCCGTTTGGAGATGCACCTTCAGAAGAAGGTGGTATAGAAATTGAAGATGAAACTGGTGAAACAGAAGATGCAGAAGTTAAGGATACTGAAGTTGAAAAAGATCCATTCGGTGGTGAAGAATCAATGGAAGTAGAAGATGAATTTGCAACTGAAGGAGGTGGTGAAGAAACTGTGGAAGTAGATGTTACAGATATAGTAGATAAGGCAGAACAAACAAGAACAGAGATAGAGGGTATGACTGCTAAGATGGATGAATTATTAGGTAAATTAGGAGATTTAGAAGGAAAAGTAGGTGATATGGATCAAGTAATTAATAAGATAGATGGATTAGAAAAAGAAATTGCTGACAGAAACCCAACACCGGTAGAAAGATTAGAGATGAGATCTATGGATTCTTTCCCATATAGTGTTTCCTTAACTGATTATTGGTCAGATAAAGAAGGATATGATGTTGGAGGTAAAGAAGAGGAAGAATACACTATAACTCAAAAAGACGTAGATGATTATAGTACAACAGAAATAAAAAATTCTTTTGACTATGATAAGAATGATGAAGATAATTAAATAATTAAAAAAAATTATTTGACATATTAACCAATAATGACTATATTTGTTCATTATTGGTTTTTTCTTGTATTGACTTTTAAGAAAAAACTTATTATATTTAGAAATAATTATTAACATTTAAAAAAAACTAAAAAAATGAGTAACAGTTTAGACGCAATTTTGTCTCAGTATGAAAGTAATACTGACAACAGTTCAAAAAAACCAAAGATATCTAATGAAGATAGACTTAAGAAGTATTTTACGGAAAAACTTCAACAAGGAATGAAAAGTGCAACTAGAAGATTTAGAATATTACCAGCAAAAGATGGTAAGTCTCCATTTGAAGAAGCATATTTTTATGAAAGACAGGTGAATGGTAAATATGAAAAAATTTACTGTAATAAATTGAATGATGGTGAATACTGCCCAATATATGAAGCTAAAGAAGCTTTAATGATGGAAGGTAGTAAGAAAGCTAAAGAGATGGCTAGAGAATATACACCTCGTAAATTTTATGTGGTAAAAGGTATCGATAGAGATAATGAAGATCACGGTGTAAAATTTTGGAGATTCAAACATAATTACACAGGTAATGGTGTTATGGATAAGTTAATGCCACTTTTTAAATTAAAAGGTGATATTACAGATGCTAGAGAAGGTAGAGATATTATTATAACTACCAACCGTAATGAAAAAGGGTGGAGTGTCGTCACATCAATTATGTGTGATGATGTTAGTATCTTAACAGAGGATTCTACCAAAGCAAATGATTGGTTTAATAATGAAGAAACTTATAAAGAAGTTTATTCTAGAAAGTCTCCTGAATATTTAGAGATTGTATCAAAAAATATGACACCTGTGTGGGATTCAGAACAAAGTAAATATGTTGCTGAAGAAGATAGAGAAGAAAAAGAAACTGCTTCACTGGAAGAGGAAATTTCTTTCTTAAGGGATGAAACAACTACTGACACAACAACATCTACATCAGTAGATAGTGGTGATGTGGTTGAAACAACTACTTTAGAAACCGGTGGTAGTGATGATTTACCATTTTAATTTAATATAAATGTTAAAAGTGGGTCATCTTTTTAGGTGACCTATTTTTTTAAAAGAAAATATATGGCTAAGAAACCAATTAAGAAAAAAACAACAGATTTTTCAAGTATACGAAAAAAATTTTCATCTAAAGAAAAGTATAAAGAACAAAAGTATTTTGACTTAGGAGAATCTTTTCAGAAAGCAACAGGATTACCTGGTCCAGCGATGGGACAAATTAATATGTTGTTAGGACATTCAGATACTGGAAAAACCACTGCATTAATACAAGCCGCAGTTGATGCACAGAAAAAAGGTATCCTACCAATATTCATTATTACTGAACAAAAATTTAGTTTTGAACATGCAAAACAAATGGGTTTAGAAACTGAGTATGTTGAAGAAATTGATGAAGAAACCGGTGAAGTAACTGGTTATTGGGATGGATTTTTACTTTATAAATTAGGGTTTGATTATATTGAACAAGCTTTTGATTATGTCACTGAGGTATTAGATGGACAAAAAAACGGTGAAATACCACACGATATATTATTTTGTTGGGATTCAATAGGAACTATACCTTGTAAGATGAGTTTTGATGGTAAAGGTGGTAATCAACATACTGCTAGAATTATATCGGAAAAGTGGGGTATGGGAATGGCTCAAAGGATTACATCCTCTAGAAAAGAATCTTCCCCATACACTAACTCTATGATTTTTGTAAACCAACCATGGGTAGAGTTACCTGATAACCCTTTCGGACAACCTAAAATTCAACCGAAGGGAGGACAATCAATATATTTATCTTGTGCATTAGTATTTTTATTTGGAAACCAAAAAAATGCTGGAATTTCTAAATTAGCAGCAACCAATAAAGGACGTAAAGTTAATTTTGCAATTAGGACTAAAGTTGGGATTCATAAAAACCATATGAATGGTTTAGGGTATGCTGATTGTAGAATACTTGCTACAACACACGGATTTATTGAAGATGATAAGAAATATATTGATAGTTATAAAACTGAATATAAAGATTATTGGGCTGAAGTATTTGAAACTGTAGGAGACGATGTAATGGACTTTATAGTGGAAGATGATGAAAACTATATTGAAGCACCTGTTGATTACTCTGATCAATAGATATATTAACCTATAAGTTATGTTTAGTGTCAAGACCTTCTAAAAAACAAAAATTTACTCATACTCTATTAATTGATGGAGATTCACTATTAAAAACCGCATATTTTGGTGCAAAAAATCTTTATTATAAAGAAAACCATATAGGTGGTATTTTTCAGTTTCTTACAATGTTAAGAAAGTCTCTTAACGAATACAGATACGATAAAGTAATTGTTTTTTGGGACGGTCAATTTAGTGGTAGGTTAAGATATGATATTTATAAAGATTATAAATCTAATAGAGATAAAGATTTTTATAATGAAACCCAACCATCTGAACCGGAATTATTCATTCAAAAAGAAAGAGTAAAGGAATATTTAGAAGAGTTATTTATCCGTCAATATATGGATGAAGTAATCGAAGCGGATGATTGTATAGGTTATTATTGTGGACAAATTAGTGAATTTGAAAAAGTAGTTATAATGACTAATGATAGAGATATGCTACAATTACTTAGTGATAAAGTAGGTGTATACGTTTTAAATCTTAGAAATATTGTAACTATAAATAATTATAATCAATATTTTAATCATCATTATAGTAA